CTTCCGCGCCCGGAAAGGGCGGTGTTGGTCAGGCTCCCACTGGTGCGGATTGGTCGGAGGTAAAATTCGCACTGGGGTAAATCTTGGCTGAGGTTATTGTCAATTCGGGTCTTAACGAGACTCGCTGGCTCATCAACGACTACTACAAGCCCTACATCCGCGCTTCCGGCTTTGACCGGTTCATGGGTGAGGGCTCGGACGCGGTTATCCGTGTCTTCCGCGAGAACAAGACCGATGGCGGTAAGGACATCATCGTCCCGCTGCTTGGCGTCATCAAGAACGCGGGCGTTTCGGACTCTCAGGTTCTTGAGGGTAACGAAGTCGATCTGGCTCAATACGTGGACAAGGTCACGACCCGCTGGCGTCGTAACGCCGTCAAGGTTCCCAAGTCCTCGTCCTACCGCTCCAACATGGACATCCTTCGTCTTGCCGGTCCTTCGCTTCGCGACTGGGCTGCACGCATCGTCCTGAAGAAGGGCATCATCGACAACCTGAACGGCATCGTCATTCCGGGCGCTGTCGGTGCGGATGGCTACAACGCCCCTGACACCGTCGTCACCTACGCGAATGCTACTGTGGCCCAGCGAAACGCCTTCCTCGTGAACAACGCGGATCGCGTCCAGTTCGGCGCTCTCGTCTCCAACGGTTCGTCCAACGTCATGGCTACGGCTCTGGCTACCCTGGACAACACAGACGACAAGATGAGCACTGCTGTTCTGGACACGGCTCGCGCTCGCGCCGCCGCTACGGCTGACATCGACTCGACCGGCCCGGCCATCAACCCGTACATGACGGAAGATGGTGAGGAATGGTACGTGGTGTTCGTCCAGCGTCGTCAGATGCGCGATCTGCGCCGCGACCCGACGATGTTCCAAGCCAACCGGGACGCCATGGAGCGCGGCAAGGACAACCCGCTCTTCCGCAATGGCGACCTGCTGTGGAATGGCATGATCATCAAGGAGGTTGCTGACCTTCCGGTGATCGCGGGTGCTGGTGCTGGCGGCATCGACGTGGCTCAGGCTACGCTGGTGGGTCAGTCGGCTCTTGCTGTTGCTTGGGGCCAAATGCCTCGCCTGATCACCGACAACGATCAGGACTATCAATTCCGCCCGGCCAAGGCGATTGAAGAGTGCATTGGTTTCAAGAAGACTTCGTTCCAAGGAGTCGTTTACGGTGCCTACGCGATCTTCACGTCTGCTGTTCCCGAGGCCTAAGTGAGATGAGCCCAAGTGCGTCGATGGATGATTTGCTGGATGGAGAACTGGGAAACCGGATACTCTCTAGAGAGCTGCATTCCAGAGACGCCTTGGGCGAATCTTTCACGAATCTCTCTGACTTGCTCCTCTGTGAGCTTGGCCTGAGGGCAGTCGGAACCCCTGCGGTTCTTTCCGTGCTTGCCAAACTGAGCGCCCAAGACGCGAGCTGCGTGCAGAGTGTTTTCGCTGTGCGTCACGATTTCAAGGTTATCGACTCGGTTGTCATTCTTGACCCCATTCTTATGGTTGATGATTCGGTTTCCGGGGATGGCGCCAACGAACATCTCGTAAACGAGCCGATGGACCTTGTAGGTCTTCACGTTCGTTGTTCTGGTATCGACGCAGAGGATGTTGTATCCATCTTTGTCGATACTTCCTCGGATCACCCTTCCTCGTCTACCGATTATCCGGCCTTGGTCGGAAATGAAGTAGCCGGGGCGATCCGGGATTTCTCGCCATTCTTCGATCTGTTCCATACGGGCGAAGATACTACAGGCTTTAGCCGCATGGCAAGGGCCATACACTAAGGTCATTCCCTTTCTCGGCAATTCCGTCGAGCGAGAAACGACAGGAGAATTTGTTTTGGCTATCATCAATTCGAACGCTATCGCCTCGGGCGCTCCGGTTCCCGGCTTCGGTGCTGGCGGCGGTCAGGTCCGTACTCAATACACGACCATCTCCATTCCGTCGGGCACGACCACGACCGACTCGATCAACGTCTTCCGCCTGCCGCAGAATGCTCGCGTTCTCCGCGTGCTGGGCAAGAACGATGCGCTTGGTGCGGGTACGCTGAACATCGGTGATGCGGGCTACACCGGCCAAGACGGCGTTGCCGTTGCGGCTGACCCGGATCGCTACGTTGCCGCTCAGGCCATGACCTCGGCTAGCCAATGGTCCACGCTGGCCCTGACGGGTCTGTTCGTCCGTAACGGTCGCGTTCCTCTCATGATCACGGCAGCGTTTGCCGCTGGCACGACCACGACCACGGGCAACGTCGAGGTGGCGATTGAATACACCGTCGAGGAGCCGCAAGCATGAGTGGCGTAACCTATCACGGTGCGTATCCCGAAGGCCAAGAGGACGAGAACGGCGACCGCTATATAGTCCATCAAGGCTACACCTTCGTTGAGGGCAAGTCGGTCAACGTGACTGACAAGCACGACCTCGCCAAGCTCTCTGCTAACCGTTTCTTCAAGACGGCTGACAGCGACAAGGATGCGGTGGACGAAGGCAAGGCCGAGGGCGAGAAGGCTGAAGCCGAATCGATCCGTGCTGCTTTGGCTGAGGATGGGATTGTACCCCATCACAAAACTAGCCTGACGAACCTCCGCAAGCTTCGTGATGAACACGAGGCCCTGAAGGCTGAGGCGTCGGAAGGCTGATGCCACACTCTGTGCGCGACGTAATGACGACCGCGTTCAGAAAACTCGGAGTCGTGCGGTCTGGGGGCGTTCCTCAGGCCGCCGATGCCGAGGATGCTCGCGTGTCCCTGCAAAGCTGGTATGCCGAGTGCATCGACGCGGGGACGTTCGGGCGTGTCTGGAATATCCCCGTCAGCAGAACGGGCTCTGTGACGCCATATCCCAATCAGCATGTGAACGTGCTGACTGATGAGGCGGTGACGATTACGCCCCCGGCGACCGTCCCTTATGACTACTGGTATACGTGGATGCCCTGCCGGGATTACGGCTGGGGCCTCAATGTGCCTTTCGGCGGTGACACGGGCTATAACGTCCCGCGCGACAAGTCGGTGGTGATCGTGACCTATCAGGACACGGCCCCGGATGCCGCACAGAGGCTTGTCTACGTCTATGACGGCACGATTCAGCGGTGGATGCGGGTTGATACGCTGACCCTGGACGATGAAGCCCCGCTGAGCGCAAGAGGCTTTGATGGGCTGGCCAGCGTCTTGGCGATCCGACTTACGGACCAATTTGGCGAAGAGCTTCTGGGGGCAGCGTCTGTGAAGGCGGCCAACCGATACAGGCTCGCGCTTGTGACCAACTACGGGAACGGAGAGGACTACAATTATGGCTGTGCCTAATCGCTACAATGGGGGCGGGCCTCTCGCTGGCGTCGTTCTGGTCGATGCTGCCACCGGCGATGCGTACACCGCAAGCGCGGGAACTGCTGCTGCTCCTGCCGTGGTCCAGACCGCTCCTCTTCCGACCGGGACCAACCGCTCAGGCACGGCTACCACGACCTCGGGTGGCCTGACGGTTGCCGCCAATACGGCGCGACGCTTCCTTGTTGGGCAGAACATTTCGGCCGTGAACATCGGCTTCAATGAGTTCAACGGCACGGCGGCTATCGGCACGGCGGGGACTTATACCGTCGCTCCGGGCGTGGGCTTCTCCATCTCGACCCAAAATGCCGTGACGTTCATTGCTGCATCGGGAACTGCCGCCATTACGATGACCGAGGGCTGATCGTGGCTGTTATCGGTGGCAGCATCAATCCGCTAACCGGACGGCCGCGACTGCCTGTGTTTGGGGGCGGCGCGGCTGCGCTAGTGGCTGACATCCTGCTTGATTTCGTCAACGGCGTTTACCGCGTGGACGGCACGACATACGCCAGTGCGGCGCTGGCCGGGTTCACGGGAACTGGGACGTTCAACGCGAGCGGATATACGCCGACCGGAAATCAGAAACTTACGGGTACGGTCGCGTTGCCGGGTGACTTCATCGTGTTCAGCGAATTTGTTCAGCCTGCCACCGATATACTTCGGGAACTATGGCGGCATTCAGGAGGCTCCATGTTCGCTATCGACCGTGTCGATGGCAGCGGTGAATATGTTGAGAACCCGTCGAGCGGCGGCACGTCGTTCAGTTGTACAAAGATCGCTCACGGACGTTCGGGCGGGGTGGTCAAAACCTCTTTCGACAATGGTTCAGTATCGACAGGCGGGGCAATCGCAGTTCAGGGCTCTGCGAGCTTTGTCATCGGCAACACGGGGGCAGGCGATGGCCCGTGGAGCGCCGCGATCAGGTCTATTGCCATCTACAAACAAACCCTCAGTGACGCCCAAATCCAAGCCCTAGGAGCCGCGTAATGGCCGATATTGGTTCTGCCCCTGTAAATCTCGCTCCGGTCTATGAGGCTATTGCCAGCGTGCAAAGCTCCATGCCGGTGGTCGCCAACACAGAGCCCGCACCCATCGCGGTCACGCCTGCCATTGGCAGCACGACGCAGCGGTATGCGACAGCGGACCATGTCCACCCCTCCAAGACGCGCCGCAACCGCCTACAATGCGCGGCTGACGGTACGCTGACGTGGACCTATCCGACCCCGTTTGATGTTGGGACCGTCCCGCAGATTCAGGCCATTGTCGAGACCGCGCCGGGCGTCACGGACGTTCTGAATGCCCAAGTCGAAGGCACGCCAACGGCCACCTCTTGCCAGATTCGCATTACACGGACGCAACGCTCTGTCGTTAGCTTGATCGGGCTTACGGTTCTGTCCATCCCTTCCAGTGTTGGCGTCCAGTGGGTTCACCTCTCGGCTTTTGGATAAACCATGCCTGATCTGCCCCTAGGCATTACAGCACGAAAGCGGCGCAGCACTTGGACGCCGTCTATCCGCATCGTGAACATGGTTGCCGAGCAATCGGATACGAACCAGTTCAACGGGATCGACCACGTCCAGCGTCCGGGCCTTGTGGAGTTCGCTACGGTGGGTACCGGCCCTATTCGCGGGCTGTTCCGGCAGGCAGGGACGTTCGGAGGCGACTTCCTTACCGTGTCGGGGGCCAAGTGGTATCGCGTCAACAGCGCAGGGACAGAGACTGAGCTTGGCAACGTCTCTGGCCTGACAAGAACCAACACAGCAGCAACCGCCGCACGGGCTATTGTCGTTTCTGATGGCGTTGCACACTCCACGGACGGCTCTACGGTCGTAATCGTCAACATGCCTGATGGTCGGCTGGTTAGCTCCGTCGCTCAACTGAACGGCTACTTCATCCTGACTGAGCTTACCTCGGCCCGCTTCTATTGGATTGAGCCGGGTCAGGTTGATCCTGACGGCCTGTCGTTCGCCACGACCGAATCGACACCGGGCTATAACGAGAAGGTTGAGCGCGTCGGGGATGAGCTTTGGTTCTTCAAGGACGAAGGCGTTGAGGTCTGGTATCCGACCGGCGATCCTGACCTTCCTTTCCAGCGCACGCCGGGCCGGAACTATGACAAGGGATGCCGGAACAAGAACACGGTCGTCAGGTTCGACAACTCCGTTGCTTGGGTCGGAAACGACGGCATCGTGTATCGCGGTGATAACGCACCTGTGCGCTTCTCTGACAACTCAGTTGAAGAACAATTGAGACTCTCGGATGTAGAGAGTTTGTCGGCATGGTCCTACGCTGAGGACGGCCACACCATGTATGTTCTTAACATGGACGCTGGCACTTGGGCTTATGACGTGTCTACGCAGCAATGGTCAGAGTTTGAATCCTATAACCGCCCGACTTGGCGCGCTCACGTTGGCGATATTGGAGAAAGCTACACTGTCTGCGGAGACGATGAGCTGGGCCTTCTATATAGGCTTGATCCAAACGTGCCGAACGACAACGGGGACTTCATGACCCGCATCGTGACGGGTGGCGTTGCTGTGGTTGGCCAGCCGGTTCGCTGGAATAACCTTCAACTGTACGCCGTGACCGGTACGATTGATGACCCCAACTTGTTTCCGAAGTGCCGGATTTCGTGGTCTGACGACGGGGGCCAGAATTACGATGACTGGGAAGACGTGACCTTGAGAAAGCAGGGTCAGTACGGAGAGCCCGTGAGGCTTAACCGTCTTGGTTATGCCAGATACCCCGGCCGAATCGTGAAGTTCCAGACTACGGATAATGTCGTCGTGACCTATTCCGCTGCCAGCTTCAACGCGCCGTCTCGCTAATGCTTAGGCTCGCTCGCCTTCTTCAGTCTCTCAGGATCGCAAACCCTGATGGCACGCCTACGCGAGAGTTTCTGCAACTCTTCAATGTCGAGTTTGCCGCGAAGATTGAAGCCAACGAGGCCGCACAGGCGCTTGCCCTAGAGCAAATCCGCCTTATTCAGGCGCAGCAATCGTCTCAGCTTGAACTGATCAATCAGGCCCTGCAACTGGCTGGTCTTGCCGTTGGCGGGACCTCGGCAGAGTCGCTTGAGAATATTGACTCCCTCGGCTGGACGCTAGGCCCTCAGGTCGATTTGACCGGTGTGGTTGCTGGCGATCTGACGATCACGGGGACAAGCCTTCAGGGCGTTTCGACAACTCGACTCTCAGTGCCTACAGAGCTTCAGGACGGGCAGTTGAGAATTGTCGAGGTTGTTGGTGGCGTTGATACGGTAGTCGGCGGCCCTTGGTTGTTTCAGACGTTCAGGGATGAAAACCCAAACTCCGTTCCCGCTTTCCTTAACCCGCCTGAGATTGCGTCGTTTACTGCTGCCAGAACCACGACTGGTGCTGTAAGCTACCGCATGGACACCATTATGGACGTAAATCCAATCGAGATGGTTGATGTCAGACACTATTTGCTGGTGAAGCGGTCATGATTAACCGTGACGTGGCGTTCTGGGATGATGTCGCGTCACATCCTATGGTCTCTCCTCATGTGTTCATGGACCGTGAGCCATCGTCTCTTGCTCCGTTAGTTCAGCATGAAGGCGTTCTTCCTCTTGCCTCAAAGAATGGAGGCGTTCTGTTTGTAAGCATCGACCCTCTTGGTATGGTAAGAGAGATGCACACCATGTATAAGCCTGAGGGTTGGGGTAGAGAGGTTGCCTTGTTCGGAAAGCAGTTCGTAGAAGAAGCCTTCAAGGTCTGCTCTCTCATCACGACGAATGAGCAAGAGGGACATTGGAGGTCTGCTCCTCCGAAGTCTTACGGGTGGAAACCTTCTGGGGGATTCAGGGAGGTTGGTTTGTCGAAGCGGGTCCGACTGTGGCTCTTGACCCGTGAGGCATGGATTGCCTCTCCGGTTGGAAGGAAAATGCAATGCCAGTAGCCCCGTTCGTTCCCCTTATCGCGGCTGGAGTCGGCGCGGCTGGATCAGTCGTCGCCGCGAACGCCTCCAATCGCGGACAACAGCAAACCATCAACGCTTCGCAGCAGGCGGCAGACGCTGCAACTGCTGAACAGCGTCGCCAGTACGATCTGAGCCGCTCTGACAACGCCCCATACACGGCGACCGGACGAAGCGCCCTGACGGAGTTGGCGAACCTCTACGGCCTCTCCACGGGCAATGGAGCCAATCGCAGCACCTATGATTTCCTCCGCGCAAATCCGAGCGCACAATCGGCAATCGATGCAGGATATTTCGGCGGCAACTCGGACCTGAACAGCGCCGCCAATTTCTACCAGAACCAATACGGCTTCGCGTCCAATCCGGCTCAGTCTTCGGTCTCAGGTGGTCGTGAGATCATGCAAGGAACCGTTGAAGGCAATCCTGCTGGCGGCGGCCAAACTGGCGTGACGGCCGGGACCGCTCCCGCGACCGGCTCATCCAATATGGGCGGCTTCTTCGCCTCGCCTGATTACCAGTTCCGCCAAAACGAACAGGCCCGCGCCCTGACGGCTCGCAACGCGGCCCTTGGCATTCAGGACTCCGGCGCGGCTCAGCGGTCGGCCATGCAATACAGCGGCAACCTCGCAAGCGGAGAGTTCAACAACTACGCCAACCGCCTCGCCTCGCTGGCGGGGATCGGACAGACGGCGGTGGGACAAAACGCTCAGTTGGGACAGAACTTCGCCAATTCGGTTGGGCAGATCGGCATGAACAACGCGCAGGTTCTGGGGTCCAGCTACCAAAATCAGGCTGATACGCGAGCCAACCTTTACGGCGGTCTAGCGGGCGGGCTGTCTAACGGCCTGACCCAATACTTCGGGCAGCGTCGCTAATGGCCTATGATCCTTTCGCCTCAGTCCAGCGCGGCATCGATTTCACGCAAGGCATCTTTGACCGTAGCGCCAATATGCGGTCGGGTCAGGCTGCGTCGCGTGGGGATTACGCGGCAGCGGCTAATGCTCAATTCACGAACGGCAATCTAGCAGCTGGTACGGCCTTGCAGGATCGAGGCACGGCTCTGGATACGGCAGCGCGCGCTCGCCGTACAGCCGAAGGCGCGGCGGCCCTTGGCGTCTACAAGCAGGTTACGGACGCCCTTGAGGGTGAACTTCCTAACGGCCCCGAAGCTGTTACGGCTGCGTTCGCTCGGATTCGCCCTGTCCTTGAGCAGACGGGGGCGACCGCCGAGCAACTGAACGCTTACGAGGGGATGTTGCGACAAGACCCTGAGGGCGCAATTCGCACTGTGCGAGGCGCTATTGGGCAAGCCGAATGGGAATTCCGTGACGGCGGTGCGGGTGACGTGGTGGCCGTTCGTCAGGGTCCAGGGGGGACGATCCAGTCCGAGCTAGCTTATAACGCCCCTGACCGGCCGACTTACATTCCGGGCGTTGGCTTCCTTCTGCCTCCGGGCGGCGCTCCTGCTGGATCGTCTGCGCCGACTAGGAACGCTGTCCCCGGCGCGCCTGCTGCTGTTCCCGCCATGACTGGACCGGCTATTTCTGGCGGCCCTCTGTGGAGCCGTCAGGAGCAACAGGAGTCGGGCGGCCGTCAATCCGCCGTGTCTCCGGTTGGCGCATTCGGCGTGGCTCAACTCATGCCGGAAACCGCTGCTGAAATGGCGCGTCAGATGGGTGTGTCTCCGGAAGCCCTTCGCACTGATGCAAACCTGAACCGTCGCGCTGGTCAGATGTATATGGATCAGCAGCTTGAGAAGTACGGCGGCAACGAGGTGTTGGCGCTTGCAGCCTACAATGCTGGCCCGGGTCGTGTCGATGAGTGGATTCAGCGTTTCGGAGACCCGCGAACCGGAGAGATCACTACCGAAGAGTTTGCAGCGGCTATCCCGTTCAATGAAACCCGCAACTACGTCCGCAACATCACGGGCGGAAACTACAGTGGTTCTCAGGCCCAAACCGCACAAGGATCGGACCAAGGCCCTGAACTGCAAGACCTTGGCGGGGGTTACACGCTTCAGCCGATGACGACGGCCGCCGATGAGCGAGCCGCGAGGGCAGAGGCCCGCGCCAATCGTTCTGATGATCGGGAAGAAGCGCGGTTCCAGCGTGAGCAAAGTGGCGCTCTAACGCCCGCGCAACAGGCAAGCCAGTCGGCCCAGACGTTTACGCAAGAACGCCAGCTTCGCACTGAGTTCGGCAATCATCCAGCCGTTCGCACTTTGGCAACCGTTCGGCCTCAGGTTCAGATTATTGGCAACATCGCGCGCCGCGCATCGGCCGGTGAGCCTATTTCGGCGGCTGATGACCTTGCCCTGATCTTCTCGTACATGAAGATGTTGGACCCCGGCTCCGTGGTTCGTGAAGGCGAATTTGCCAATGCCCAAAACACGGCGGGCATCCCCGAGCGTATTTTGAATGCTTACAACCGAGCCCGGGATGGTACGCGACTTTCGGACAATCAGCGAAACGAGTTCTTCCGCTCTGCGACTGGAGTGATGCAAGGCTATCAAGATTCCTACAACGAGGTTGTAACGCGTCAGCGCGGGTTGGCCGAAAGCTATGGCTTGAACGCAGACCGCATCGCGCCTCAGACGCCAGCAAGAACACAGCAGCAGACGCCTCGCCTTCGGTTCACCCCGACTCAAGCCCAAACGCAGGCCTCACAAGGCATTGTGGCCGCGCGCGGCAATGCACAGGCCCGGCGCGGTGAGCGTCTGAACCCGATCCTGATCAATCCTGCCGACCCTCGCACAAGCTTTGGCAATGTGCCTAGCGGGTCTTACTTCATCACGCCTGATGGTCAGCTTAGAGGTCCGAAACCCTAATGGCTCAAGACCCTTGGGATAATGTGCCGGTCGTAACGCCTCCACGTCAGCGGCAGGCGGCGACGGTCAACGGGCAGCGTTACGGCGTGGTTAGGTCTGCCTATACCACCGAAACGCCGGAAGAGTTGGCTGCACAAGGCTATACGCTTGATCCCGCAACCGGCTCCTATGCCCGCACGGTCGGTCAGGTTGAGGTTACGCCTCAGGGGCAAGCGCCGTGGGATAGCGTCCCTGTCGTCAATGCTCCTGTTCGTGACCGGTCTGGCCTTGGCGCATTCGGTGCATTCGCTCAGTCTGCTACCGAACAAATCCCCTTCCTTGATGAGGCTGCGGCTGGCCTGCTGTCGGTCACCAACGGCATTCCCTACTCGGAAGCCCGCGCTCTTCAATCTGGTCTTGCCGCTAACGACAGAGCAACGCGGCCGTTCGCCCGTGACCTGGGCGGGGTTGCTGGTTTCGCTGCCGGTCTTGCGGCTCCCGGAGGGACTTTTGTCCGTGGCGCTACAGGGGCCGGGCGTCTCGCTCGTGGTGCGGCTGTCGGTTCGGGATATGGCGCGCTCTACGGCTCTGGTGCAGGAGAGGACAATTACGCATCTCGCCTCACTGGCGGTGTGACCGGTGGGGTTGTCGGCGGGGTTGGTGGCGTCGCTGTAGAGGCGGCGGCTCCTTATGCGGCAAAGCTCGCAGGCATTGCGGGAGATGCTTTCTCGAACATTGGCGGAACCGGGATGCGCGCACGGTCTGCGGCTCGTCAGGCTGGCCCTGTGGCCGGTCCTGAAACCAACGCGGCGGTTCGTCTTGCCGATCAGATCGGACCGGATCAGTTCGCGGCTCGTGACCAAGCCCGCGCATTGGGCGTCAATCTCAGTGTAGTCGATACGCTCGGCAACACGGGTGAGCGCATGATTCGCTCTGCTGCTGGTCCCGCTGGCCCCGGTGCTGATGCTGCGGTCGATAACCTGATCCGCCGTCAAGCCAATCTCAAGCCTGAGATCATGGGCGTAACGCGCAACCTTACGGGCGATCCGCGCTCGGCTACGGCCTTCCGCCAAGGGCTTGAGGAAACCCGTTCGACTCTGGCGACGGAACAGTATCGCCCGGCCTATGAAACGCCTGTGGCGGTCACTGAGGATGTGTTGTCTGCCCTCGGCGATGAGCCTGGCCGTGCTGCTCTGCGCCGCGCGCGGCAAGCTGCGGTGGCGCGCCGTGACGCGACACAGGTCGCGGAAATTGACGGGTTGTTGAACGCAGTAAGCGGACAGGCCGCACCGGCTACGCCTGCGGGATCAGGAGCGTCTTTGCTTTCGGCCGTTCGACATGACGGGCGCGTTTATCGAGGGCAGACCCATATGGATGCCCTTGCACAAATTCCCGATGAGCGAGCTAGAAGGCTCGCGGCTTTAGACGGTAATAATAGAGGCTACGTTACGGATCGCGGCAGGTTCCTGAATCGCTATCGCGCTCAAGATTATGCACGCGACAACGGCCTTTTCCGTGATGATGCGCCGTCATGGGTTGCGACCGCACCTGAACTTGCGAGTGAATATCTTCGAGCCCCGGAAGTCGCAAATCAGGCGCTTCAGGTTTCTGCGGGAACCCTTGACCGTGTCCGAATCGCTCTTGGCAACCGCGCTGAAGCTCTTGGCCGCAACGCCACGGGGGCAAGAGACGTAGCAGGCGGACTTCGCAGCCGTGCCAGCGACATTGACACGGCGCTTGAGAATGTCCCGGCGCTGGCACCTGCCCGTGCAACGTATCGCGACCTCTCGGGGGCTATCGACTCCATCGACAACGCTGCGGCCATCTTCAACACCGCCCCGGAAGACTTCGCGATCACGGTTCAGAACCTCACGCCTACACAGCGTGAGGCAATGACGGTTGGCGTTCGTCAGGAGATTCTTGACGCGCTTGGCCGCCAGCGCGAGGCTGGAACCGGCGGGCTGCAAACGCTCGCTGAAGCGCCCTACACTCGGCAGAACCTTGAGGCCTTGCTGGGGCCTGAGGAGGCCGGGCGATATATCGAGTCTATCCGTCTTCGCGTTGGTCAAACGCAGCGAGCGGCTCGCCTGTCGCCGAACACGAACAGCCAGACCTATGGCCGGTCGATTGATGAGGAGACATTTAACGTCGCCAATGCCATCGGGGCGGTTGCGGACGGCGCTCAAGCCTTGCGTGGTTCTCCTGCCGGTCTTGCGCGCACTATCGAGCGCATCGGCGCACGCGCCACTCTGACGGCCGAAGAGCGGGGCGCTATCGTTCAGATGGGTCTCGGCTCTGCCGATGATCTGGAGCGTATCGTCCGGATTGCGGCGCAAGCCCGTGCTGCTGGTCGCCGCCCGCCTCGTGAGGT